ACCAACTCTGGCGCACTACCAGAAAGCGTTTGTGATGTTAGCAAACCCGTGTTGTAAGCATCGTTATACGTCAGTTTAACAAAGCGAAATCGCGGGTCATTGGTTGGCGGCGGCGTGTCAAACGCCACTTCCATGCCGATTGGAATAGAGGCGAATTGGTAGCCTGTGTCGTAGGGTACTAAGGTCGTAAAACTTGGTTGCGTAGCCGCCTTTTCTAGCACACCAACTAACGTCTGGGAAAAACGAGGGCGGCTACGCATCGTGATAGTATACTGCGTTTGTCCAGGGGTTTGACGGTTTACCCACAGAGAAAAGGAGTCTTCATCATCATCATCTCTAATGTAAAATTTTGGATCGGTTAGAGTCTGATATTTAGCTCCGATTGATGCCGAAGGAATACCAATACTATTTACACCGAAAACGATGTCTGCAACAAAAAGTAATGCGCTATTATCTGGTGAACCACCAGAAATCGTCAAATAAACAGGCTCCCTTAAAGTTTTTGATATGCTAGCAATTTTCACCCATGCAACGAGATTTATAGCAAATGATTGAGGGATGACCATATCCCATATTTCAATGTTTGTGATCGATGCAGAAGGAGTAATCGCCCCACCATTATCCGGCCCTGACGCCAATCTGGCGATATAGCGCAAGCCATTGCGAACGACTTCGTGGCCGATGCCGTAGTTAATAAATGGCGACCACTCTTGATCGGCGTTGTCTGTTTTTACACGCCAATCTGTGATACTCCCATTCGCATTAATCCCCGCCAGCCTTGCAACGTAGTGTTGCTGCTGGTTTTGGTCAATGTAGTCGGTGAGCTGTGTCTCGGAAGCTCGAATGGTGACGATGTTCTGCCACTTTGATAACACGGTACCCGTGCGAGCAACATCAATATATAACCCCGTAGGCTTGTCGCTGATGGTTTGAATGACTTCGTTTTTTAGTTCGGCGCGTAAGCCGCCAACGTACACCACACCCGGTGCTACTTTGTATTTGGCTGGGTCTGCTTGCTGGGTGACATCAAAGCCTTGAATGAATGCGGTGTGCCCGTAGTTATCCAAGTTCACGAGGCGCATATCATCTTCAATACCCAACAAACGCGCTTGGTAGTCGATTTGCCACGTTTGCGCATCTACCGTAATGCCTGCAATTTGCGCGGCCCCTGTGTATTGCTGCATTAGGCTTTTGGTGCTTGCCATGCCCGCTTCTTTGGTTTCAGTGGCTTTGTGTACGACTATGCCGCAGGAGTTGGGCACGTTTTTATCACGCAGATAGATGGCGTTAAAAGTAAACGCGGCCACTGAACCTGGGATCACTACGGAATACACTAGCGCGTTGTCGCCTAGCTTACCCTCTTGATCGATATCCTGCTGATACACCCATGTTGATACGGCTGGTAGCCCTTGGTTACGGTCAATCGGCTGGCTTGGGTCAAGGTTTGGGATGTAGGCAAAAATCATCTCGTTCATGTCTGGCGCTTTGCCGACACTGATTTGATTTTGCAGGTACTTTTCAAACTGCAGTGGAATGGCCGTCTGGCTCATGAGTTACCCCCTAAGGTGGCGATAAAGATTTGTTGATGGTGCTCAATCGGCTGAGGCTTGAATTCGATGTGGGTCACTTCTTCCGATTTGGCGTGATAGAGTGCAAAGCTATGGCTGAACTCGCCGTGATAAATGTTCATTTCGCTTGGATAGGTCACTTGAAAGCGATAGCGGCGGCAGGTTCTGCCGTATTGTTCGATCAGCGTTTGTACTAAACGGCTGTTTTGTGAGAGTGAACTGTCCGTCAGTTCAATCGTGCAAACATCCCACTCTACGGCGCTTTCGCGTTCTTTGAATGACACAATGGCAATGCCCAAGCGTTCAAAGATGCGTTTAAACCCTGCTACGCTGCCTGCGTCTTTTGCGTTAACGGTGGCAAACTTCACCCGCTTGCGAAACAGCCACAACGGCTCACCGTTGAATTGTTTGATGTCTCTATCCCACGCCATCAGGCGCAGAATTTTTTCACTGCAGGTGAGCGCGTCAAACTGTTGAAGCGGGAACAGCAACCAGCCGCGCACTTTGCGCATGAATGCAAACACACCATTGCTCAGAAAATAGGGTTCTATCTTCTCTTCTGAGGTGGTTTCGCCATCCTGCCACCACGGCGTTGGCGTTTGTTCTAGCTCTGGTGCTTGTTTATCCCATTCGCTCATTGTTCCAGCTCCGTGACGGTGAGGGTTTGTAAGCGGGGTTGAGTGAGCAAGCTGATGATGTCGGTTGGTTCACCGTCTACTTTGATGAGTACGGATTCGACGTTCTCCATCTTGCTGTGAATTTCATGGGCGAGCTGTGAAATGCTGAATCGGCTTTCTGGTTTCGCTCTGGTCATTTCTGGATAAGCCGCTGTTTCACGGAATGCGGCACGAATGCGGTTTTCTACTTCCAGCAGTTCATTGATTTTCTGCATCTCATCGAGATTCGCGACAAAGACCACCTGCGCACTGATGCTGTGCTGAGTCTCTGGGATGGCTAAACAAGTCAGCACGTCACCGTGGCCGTGGTGGCCGTCTTGCATGATATGTTTATTGAGTTGGTCAAGCACATGCTGTGGCGTTGCGCCCACTTCCATCAGAATGTAAGCATTCGCGCTACCCGGTGTGATGTGGCCTGTGTTTTCAAAGAAGATGTTATCACTACGGATCCCCGCCACGCTGGCAATCATGGCGCGGTAAACATCGTCAATGTGCCATTCGCCCGCACTGGTAAAGGCGTTTTGTAGGCGTAGGGCTAATTCTTCGTCGCTTTCTTGGTCTGCGCCGAGTTGGGTTATCCAATTCGCTTCATTGGTGACAGAGACAATGCCCGATACGCCCTGCGGCAGAATGCTGAAATAGCCGGCGGGCAGGTTGTAAGCGGCTCCCGCTTCACTGGCTTCACACAAGACTTTGCCGGAGGCTTGCCCCGCTTTGATCACCGTGGTTTTTATTGCGGTAAGTTTGTACACCTTGCCTTCAATCTCTGGCGTTTGAATGATGGTTCCTGCTTCGATACTGGTTTCATCTGCGGCGTTGGCTTTGGTGAAGGTGATTAAGCCTTGGGTGCTCACTGCGCCTTTGGGCGTGACGTTGTATTCCCATGCTTTTAGCTCTAGCGCCCAACGTTCCGCCGTACCCACAAAGATATTGGGCATGACATGCCCTGCGAGCAGTGTGCGGATCAGCCACACGGCAGGTGTCACAACAGCAGCACGAACCCAACGCCAGAAGGGTGACATTTGCGAATCGTTGGACAAGAGGCTTCCTGACTCTGTCACGTCTGCTTTGAGCGCGGCCTCGAAGGCATCCTCAGTAACTGGCACGCCCGATTCTGAGAGTATTTCGACAAAGTCGGCCTGCGGTCTTTTGCTCATGCGATCACCTCGGTGCTGATGGGTTGCTCGTAGTCGTATGCGTTGGCAGTGAGTAGGATGTTTCCTGCTTCGCTTTCTGTGGCTTTCGCCGTGCCGGGAATAATGCGGTTATCCAACTCGGCTTTTTGTTCGATTTGCAGCAGTACGTCTGCACGTAAAATGGGGTTACGTTCTGCCACTAATTTGCGTGCCAGCCCGCTTTCCATGATCGCGTGTTTGATGTCCTGAGCGATGCTGTAAAGGTCGCTGCATTGGGTTGGCTGCGCTCCTGCGTCTATCTTCCAGCCGCCGTCGATGACTTTGATATCGATATAGCGTTTATCCGGCATTGAGTTCATCCCATTCTGCAAGCTGTTCTGGCGTCATGCCGCCTTGTGGCGTGATGTAAACATCACCGTACTGGCGCACGTTATGGGTTGTGCGGCTTTCGCTGCTGTTGAGGTTGTTCACCATGTTTTTGGATAGCTGCGGGGTGTTCTCTGGCCGTTTGTAGTCAATGAGTGTGCTATCCATGCTTGGGCGCGAGGCTTCAAGCGCCGCGACATCTGGCAGTACAGGAACGGCTTTTGCGATGGCGGGTTGGGTTTCTGGTACTGGCACATCGGGCAGTTCTCCGGCACGCCACTCGATGTTGATGCCGGGGATCATGTTGAGCATTTCAATCACGCCATCTATGGCGGCTGCGATGATTTTGAACCAAGTGGTATCCGCAAAAGAGGCTTTGATTTCGTCCCACCAGTAAATCATTGCGCCGACTGCAGCGATTAACGCCAAAATGCCAGCAACCACCCATGTTATCGGGTTTGCCCACAATGCTGAGTTGAATACCCACGTTCCCGTTGCAGCATCCAAAGTTAATATTCTAAACAGCTTTAATATTCCGGTTAGCCCAAGCATGGTCACTTTCCAACCTCCTGCCATCATTTTGGCTATTCCCATCACGAGCGAGAGAGAGGCAACCACACCGCCAAAAGATAAAGCGATGATCGAAACAGTACTCAGTGCAGTGGTTAATGTGGGATACTCTTTAGTCATGGATGTGAGCCACATTAGGCCATCGGCGATGCTGCCTGTTACGGCATTGAAGGCTGGTAAAACCATTCCAAATGCTGCGGTTCGAATAGCGAACCATGAGTTTTCTAAACGCTGCGATTGATCTGTCATCGCTTTCGCCATAGTGATGGCGGTTTCCATGGTTGAGTTTTTATCTAGCTCAACCACTTTCTGAGCGAGCTCATCAGTTTTGCTTTGCAGGTTTTGAATAAGTTTTACCGCCTCACCCGAACCGAATGCATCAGAGAGAATGGCAAATTGTTCATCTGTCGAGAAATGCCCAATACGCTGTTGAATTGACTCCAACATATCGGCCATCGGTAGCATTTTTCCGTATGAGTCGAAGAAAGATAGCCCGAGTTTTTCTTGTGCTTTTACTGCGCCGCCAAGGAAGGCGGTGTATTTCGTGGCGGCTTCGCCTCCACCCATGGTGGCGGAGAGCATACCAAGCACGGCCATTTGCTCGGCCATATCCACACCCATGGCGGTTGCTGATGAACCAAGCGAACTGAACGCCTGAGACATTTTATTACCATCGGTTTTAAACATCTGCACCGCTTGTGCGGTCATGCCTGTCACACGTTCTACCCAGTTTGAGTTTCCGAGTGCTGCGGCATCTTTTTCAAAAATGCCATACATGGTGCCCATGTAGTTGGTAATGGTTGCGGTGTCTGCTTTGGTCGCCGCCGCAAGAATGCCCGAGCTTTTGGTAAAATCTGAAAGCTCAGTGCCTTTTAACCCTGCGATAGCAGATTGAATATCGTAAGCCGCCCCGATAAATTCAGTGGCTGACTTACCGTATTCGCCTGAAAAATCCAGCGCTGTATTTT